AATGTAGTATTAGCAAAGCTATATCATAGTTATACTCGCAGTTGTCCTTCAAGTAAAAGTATTCATGGTTTTATTCAATATATTAAAATTAATATTGATAATGGTAGATTAGTAAAAAAATTTAAATTATCAAATGATTCAACATGTTTACTTTATAATAAAATAATTACTGTATCCTTTTAAATGAACACATAATAGAAACAATATTTAATAATTTGTATAAGCAAATTATTCATAAAAAATATAAATATAGAAAAACAAATAGAACATATACATTAACCTCTTATAATATTATAGATATTTGCTTTTCTAAAGTATTAAATATCATTTAAAAATATAATTTTAATATTATTGATAGATGAAGAAAATATTTTATTTATTATCTTTATTATGTAATCTATTTATTGTTAATAGTTTATCAGTTCCATATTATTATAATCCAAATATTCATAATTTTGGAAATATTGGAATCGGTGGCAAAATTCATGCAGAAATAGGACCATTATTTACAAAAATGATAGATAGTATTAGATATGATGGAAGAGATATTAGAAGTGAGATTATGGAACCATATAAAAATAAACAAATAATTGATTTATGTTGTGGAACCGGATTATCTACTTTAGATAATAGTTTAGGAATTGATACAAGTAATGAGATGTTAAGTGTAGCAAGAAGATATAATAATAAATCTAATTTTAAATATGGTAATGCGGAAATTTTTGGTAATAATAAAGAATTTGATATAGCTACTTGTTTCTTTTCATTTCATGAAATGCCTAATTATGCTCATTTAAATATTATTAAAAATAGTAAACGTATAGCAAAAGAAGAAATTATTATTGTTGATATTTCTCCAAACTATACTCCATCTAACATTATGTTATCCGGAGAGCCTTATTTATTAAATTATCTAGATACAATAGATAATATATTAAAAGATTTTAACAAAACTAGTTATATTGAAAATAGAGTGTGTATTTGGAAATTAAAAGTATAAAATATATATACTTTTTATATAATTATATTTATATATTTACATATCAAATAAAAAAACTATTAAAAAATCTCAAAAACCCAACAATAAAACTCGTTCAAAAAATAGAACAAATATTACTTTAAATGATATCAAGAAAGCACAAAAAGAGTGGGGTAATGCTATAAAAAATATTACAAAGGATTATTTTGACAAAAATTAAAAAAATTGAAATACTATTTTGATATAATGTATAAGTATCAACTATATCAAAATCACAATGGATACTTTCAACATTACCGAGTTTATGAACAAAGAAATGAAGGAGCACGAACGCGAGTATGCTGATTATATCAAGGTGAAAGCTTATTACGGCTTTCAAGGAAAAAGAACTCATCAAGAAATGACAGAAGAAAAGTTGGATATTAAATCTCCACACCCAAGAGAGTTGCCAATGCCGAGTGAAAAAATTTTGAATAAAAATTAACTTATTATAATGTAAGATGGGATTATTTAAAAAGTCAAAAAAAATAAAAAATGATGAATATCGTATATTAGAAACATACAACACAAAAAGAGCACATGAAGAGATGATTTGGAAATCAGGTTGTGGATTATGGAATACTTTACAACATGCGATTGATGATATATATAAATATGATGATATTATTGAAAACTTAAAACTTATAATTGATAATAAAAACAAGGAAATTTTTTTAATGAAAAAAAAAATAGTAGAACTATCAACAAACTATGAATACAAAGATGAGGCTATTCATATTAAAATTAACTATTCACTATTGAAACATAAAATTATGAAATATCTTATATTCAAATATTTTTCTTTTTTTTTGTATTTTTTACTTTTTTATTTATTTTTTTCTTTTTAGTAATTCTTTTCTTTGTATTTTTCTTTTTATAAATTATTTTAGATTTACTTTTGTATTTTTTCTTAGTTTTTTTATTTTTATTCTTACCTTTTTTATTTTTATTCTTAGTTTTTTTACCACCTGTAGTTGTAGTAATTCTTCTTTGGCGTTTAATTAAAGGTGAATCTTGTGTATCTTTTAATTCTTGCTCTTCTTCAATTTGCTTTATTGGTGTTGCTGGTCGTTCTTGGATATTTCTTATATTCCTTTTTGTAGTTTTTGGACTTTTTGGTGTTGTTTCTTCTTCATCAGAAATATCTGGTAAATCTAAGTCATCTTTTATTACAGGGATATCTAAATTTTTTTCTATTAAAGATTTATCTGGTATATTTTCTACAAAATACTCTAACTTTTCTAATAATTTATTTGTATATATTTCATAATTATCTATTTCTTTTTCCATATTTGGAAGATTATTACTATCATCTAAGTAATATAATAATTCTTCAGAATATAAATTATCCATGACACTACTTTTTAATGATACTGATGGAACAACAAAATTATTACTAACTTCTATATTACCATCTTTATTGTAATCAGGTAATAAAATATTACTTATAATTGTATTTAAAAAGTCTATTAATTCTTGATCATTTTTCTTTAAGATATATGGTAATAGATATGGATTACAATAAATGTAAGGATATAATAATGAATAACAATACAATGTATTATATTCATTTTTATCAAAATCACCACTATCTATTTCTTTTGTTCCTCCATTTTGTCTTTTATATCTAGATTTTACTATAAAATTTAATACACCACCTTCAAATAATATATTATCAATACAATCCTCCCAACTAAAAAATTCTTTTTTAATTATTAATTTTTGAGGAAAAACAGAATATTTACCAGTTATTATTTTTCTTTTTTTGCCTTTATAAATAAAAACACTTTGGGCTTGTAAAGATTGAACTATTAATCTAAATTCATAAAAAGATAAATTAGTTAATTCTTTATAATTTCTTTTTCTAAGAACTATTCTTAGAAATCCACTTATAATTCCACTACTTAAAAGTTGTTCTTTTAATTTATTTAAAAATTCATTTGCTTTATTTATACATTCTATAATTGCTCGAAATCTATTTTTTACTATATCATTTATTTTGTATGTTGCACCCTCAATTATAATTTCATTTGAATTACGTTGTATAACATTTAATAATTCTTGATATTCTTCAATAATTTTTTCATTATGTTGAATTGTTTTTTCAATTTCAGTTAATTTCATATTCTTTTTATAATTTGCTTCATCTATAGCAGGATAATAAGTTATAATAGAATTACTATTTAATAAATATGGCACATTTAATAATACACTTCTACAAGCTAATATAGTATCTATTGTTAATAAACACGTATTATCTTTAATAATTTCTCCATCTTCAAATAGTCTATTTATTACTATAGGTTGGGTTGTATCTCCTAATTCTTTAAAAAATATAAATAGTGCACATAACATTTTAATTTTATTATCATTTGTAGTTTTATTTTTTTGAATATAACTATTTTTTTCAGTATTACCTTGAAATAAATTTTTAAATATATCTGAATAGCTTCCCGAATTACTTTGAGTATATACAGTTCCCGCTAAGCAAAGAGTATATTCATTACCAATTTTACCTTTTCTATCAACTAATCCTTTAAAATAATTATTAGAATCTAAAATAATTTCTATATATTTATATTGGTCTTTATCCATATTTTTTCTATAATTAAATTGAGAACCTTCTCTAAAACCATATGAATTTAATGGATAATTTTTATTTTCATTTGGATAAAATGAATTATTATCTTTTCTTGAACCAGGATCAATATTAGAAGCTGGTGTCTCGCAAATATTTATTGTATTTGCTATAAAATATTTAGATGGATCCATCGCAGCATCTATAAATGCATTACTAACATTAATAGGAACAATTTTTCTACTATTTTTATTTATAAAAGTTACATTTGTATAATTATTACTAGAAACTTTATCTTCTGGTATTGGTAATAATGTTCCAAAAGAATATTTTTTTACACTATCTAATATTTGTGTATTTATTATACTTTTTAATTCCTCAAAATTTTGACCATCTATTTTACAATCTTTTCCAGTAATAAAATTAGCAGATTGTTTAAATATAGATAAACCTGTTATATTTGGTGCTTCTTTACCATCTTTTTTCATATCACCACAATTTAATATTTGATGTTTTTCTAACAAAGAAGTCATTATATATAATTAAAGTTATTTTATTTGTAATTAATATTTAATTAGTTAAATATTAATCTCTCCAGCTGGATTCGAACCAGCGACCTGGGGATCACTGCTGACAACCAATTACAGTCCCTCGCTCTGCCAACTGAGCTATAGAGAGGAGAGGATATATTTTTTAAATTACTTTATTCTTTTAATAATAAATTAGAATTATTATTTAAACTCTCAATAATAGATAGCCACAATGTAAATGTAGCAAAATTTATCATCCCACCTTCATTATTATATTCTTGTTCCCAGAGAGAAAATTTTTGTATTTCAATCTCTGTTAAAGGGTATATAGTAAAACATTTAATTAAAAAAGTAAGTATTTTATCACTACAATTATACCCATTAAAATAACATATGTTTTTCAATATTTTAATTATATCTTTGGGTTTCTTTGAATAATAAATACGCAATCTAATATAATTTAAATAAAGTATATGTTTCTTTCTAATTAAAATATCAAAATAATTATTCATTCAATATTATATATTTAACAATATTTATTTTTTCTCATATGTAAATACATCGTATCCTTTTCATTTGTTTTTCTATTTAGAGCATTGTTTCTTTTTGGAAATCTACCAAATTTATTGAAAATTTGTTCATGATTTTCATAATTTTTTAGAATTTTTGTAAATATTTCACTATCTTCTCCCAACTTTTCTTGTATCTTTTCTAATATTTTTTTACTTTTCTCTCTATAAATTTTATTTTCAGTATGAATATATGGCATAAAAGCAAATATTATTTCCATATTTGTTAATTCTTCAAGATAATACTCAAACCCATAATCTGTAAACTCCATAATTTTTTTATCAAAGGAAAATGCTTTTTCTGTATTTCTATAAATTTGTCTTGGAAATTGATCTAATAATATTATAAATGCTATAAATTCATCTTTATTTTTAAGATTCTCCATCCCTTTTTTCATTTCATAAAATAAGAGCATTTTCTCAAATTTTTCTTTTATCTCATTATCATATTTATAACTTTCAATAAACCATTTTTTACTATTAAATTTTTCTCCTTTTTCAAACCAATATAGTAATATTTCTTTACTATCCATAATATAATATAATACTTGTATAATATTATATTATAATAATGTTATATCAATTTTATGATAATTTAATTAAATTTCTTTTACCACTAATTATTACCTCTCCTTCTTTATCTCCCTTTTTTAATTTCTTTAATATTGTGTAAACTATTTTCAAATCTTTTAAAAATTTATATTTACTATTCTCTCTACATAAATTAGCTGCATAATATAGTATACTATCTATTTCTGTTCTAGAATATTTTTCTTTTAATTCTAATATTGATATTTTCATTATAACATAAGATGATGGAAAACTATTCAAATGAAACCATACATAATCACTATTTATTTCTTTATTTTTTTCAAATATTTCCCAATTTTCCTTCGCATTTTGCCCAATTTCAAATATTATATCTTGATATGATACTGTTTTCATTATATTACACCGACCAACATTTAAAATGAAACAATGAGTTTTAAATAGGAATTTTAAAATATGGTGATGTAAATGCACTCTCTGGGATATCCTACTTTCCCTCAAGCCGACTACCACTTGACCGATTATTAAAAGGTTGGTAGTTTTTATTATCAAATATGTTTTTACTCCTGTTTTAGATATCTATTTTGGGTTTGCTTTTATAGCTTAAGATATCTAGGAAGAAGTAACGGATGTCATATTAAACATCATACTTACAATATATACTTTTCTAATCTTTAAGTACTTTATTTCATTTTAAATGTTGGTTGGTGTAATATATACTAATATAATAAATTTAATTAGCTTTAAATGACTACAAAAAAAGCACTACAAAAAAAGCACTACAAATAAAGAACTACAAAAAAAGCACTACAAAAAAAGCACCAACTATGATACAAATTGTGCTATAAACATTAATATTATACGCATTATTTTGTATCTAAAAATAAAATTTATTATTTTCATAATAGTTTTAATTGATAAACCAAAACTCTTTTTGTTTTTATCTAATTTTATATTCAAATATGATTTATATAAATTTTCTATTAAATTATTTTTTGGTATTAATAGATTATTAAATTTTATAATATCATTTATAAATGTAAAACAATTATCATTAAGAGAATCATAGCTATGTAAATAATTTATCCCCTTTTCTTTTATATAATTCTCTATAAAATGGGAGAATAATATTTTTCTTTTTGATAACTTTACACTTTTCAAGTATATTATATTATTTAAACTATTTACTTCTCTCAAAACAACTCCGGATAATAGCTTATCTATCTTTAATATTATATTTTGTCCATCTTTTTCCATAAGTAATATTAATGATGAATGATGTTTTACTAATTTATTTACATTTCTTTCTTCGCATATATATTCTAACATTTCTAGTAAATTTTTATCAATATAACTGATTGTTAAATATATTTTTTTTATTTTTGTATTTTTGTATTTTGAAAATATATCATTATTTTTTTTATCTATAAATATATCTTTTTTTGACATATTTGTATAGTGATTACATATTTTTATAAAAATATATACTTATTTATATGATAGGTGGAGGACCTTATATTAAAATGACTGATGCTATGAACCGAGAATTACAACATGTAGGCCTTGATAAATCTTGTGGTGCTTGTGCCTTACAATATTTAGGATTACCTAAAAATATTATTGATAATTTAGTAAGAACAGCTGAAGGATATACTAGACAACAAGCATCTGGTCTTGAAGATATTAATATGAGAAATAATATTAGATCTTATGAAAATACTTTTGATTATACTAATAGTCAACTAATTAATAATTCCTGTCCTAGAACACAAATATATTTATATGGTGCTAACTTATCGTCTAATGCTTTTAATCCAATAATTAATAAAATTTTAATTGATGATAATAATCAATATTATAGTGATACAGAATTAGGATTAAAACCTTTGACAAATGAATTAATAGAGCAATCATTGAATGAAATATACAAAATTATACCACCAGGTTATGCTACTATTGTTGGAGTTACATGGAGAAATAGTTTCTCTCCGGGAATAATTGGTCATTATACTGTATTTGCTAAAGGAATGAATAATAACTTATATTTAATTGAAAATCAAGGTATTGGTAATGAGGGAATATACAAAAATCCTGATGAAATTCGTGAATATTTTAAAAGTCAAGGAGATATTGCTTATTTTGTTACTTTTGAATGTGGAAAATTAATAGATTCTTCTAGTGAGAAATGGCTTGAAGGAAGAAGAACAACATATGACCCAGCTAACATTTCTGATATACCTCAAATTGAACGATTACCATCCACTAGATATATAAATTATATTAATATTCTCAAAGAACAATTAATGGATATATTTTTACATGGAAAAATTCCTCAAGATTGGTCTAATACTCAATCCCAGCATATAATACAATATAAAGATCAGAATATTTATGCTTTTAATGATGGTAATCAAAAATATATTTTTATAGATCTAGTTACACCAAAAATAGTTTTAACATTAAATGATGTTCAACAATTTTCTAAAAAAGAAACACCACAAGGATGGATAAATTTACAAGGGGGTATATATCAAGGACCATATCAGCAAAAATATGATGCTAATGTAGATGTTTTAAAAATACCTACACAACAACAAGGAGGAAAAAAATATAAAAAAACTAAAAAAAAGAATAAAAAAAGAAAAGGAAAAACCTATAAAAAATAAATTTATATAATAATTTTTATAGAAATATTATTATATTTATATCTCTTTAGCTGCTACTTTTTTAGCTC